TCGGCAAACTCACCTGCTTTGTTAAAAGCTACGATGTTAATGAAATCAGCGTTCTGATCTCCGTCCTGATTGCTGCCGCGGCCTCTTCTGTCAACTGCAAGAGTATATCTTGCGATAGCCATGGACTCGTCTCCCTGTGAGTATCTTACTTCGGGATCTCTTGTTAATCTTCCCATTAAAATTGCTTTGTTCATTTAATCCTCCTTATAGTTCTTGCCGAATATTTTTAAAAAGTCTTTGTCAGGGTAGTGTTTTTCGAAGCACTCCTGCGCTTTAGCCTTGAAAAACTTATCCATCTGCGGATCTCTGTCATGTAACTCTCTGTGATGCGCTCTGCATAGCGGTACAACCAACATATAGGCATCGGCAAGAGCTTTTCTTCCATGCCCGTGTATACAATGGTGACATTCCACGTTAGGACTATCACAGATATAACAATGGTCGGTGTCATCGGTTATAATGCTTTTGAATCCCATGTTTGCTTTAACCTCTCAATCTCCGCAGGCGGTAGTGTTTCGATTCCTAACTCCTTGGCTTCGTCTATCACCATATCCAAGAAGTGAGCCATTTCCTTTGAGTCATATTCAGAAGTGCCTTTTAGCATGAAGTAGGCTTTCCACAAGTCATTCCCGTGGTAGAATTTCCAATGCCCTTCTATCTTTGACATATCCACGTTGGCTTTAACTGTGATGGTTAAGGGTGCATCATCGTCACGATAGATAACCCCGTACTTCTGAAGCATTTCCTCATACACTTCGTCTTTGCTTGACCTGATTACTTGTGCAATCTTGGTACACAACACCCATAGATAAGCGTTAGCGTTCAAACTTCGTTTTTCGTGGTGGGGTTTAATGATAATGTCAAGGTCTTTCTCCATCAGCTCTTGTAAAGGCTCTACAAAGCCGTTATCAAGCCTTAACTGTATTAGGGGTACATTGTTACCCCACTCACGTTGTATGTTCTTTAATGAGCCTCTAAACTCCATATATCAACCTCACGCATCAGGGTAGGATTTAAGAGCCTTCATGATGTTGTCGAATGAAGCACTCGGAAGGTCTGCTAAGTTTTCAACCTTGTACATAGCGCAGATGGTTTCAGGCTTAACCTTCGTGCGGTTCACTTCATGCAAGATTTTCGCTCTCTGTTCAGGACTAATGGTTTTTGACTTAACCTCATAACTTTCTTTGTCCGGGTCAATCATTTCCTCGGTGGAGATGCAGAACACTTGGAAGCAAGCGTATTTAAATGCAATGCTCATTGCCTTATTGGTTGCCTTATCTCCGTAATCCATGCCCTCGCCTACTGTTATAGCTTCAATGCTTGAACCATCTTCTGCGTAGAACGTGAACTTGATTTTGCATACCGAGTAAAGAAGGTTCTTTACCACTCCGTCTTTGTTGGTTGTTTCTCTTTCCTCACGGGTTGTTTCTAAAACTGTGGGAACAACAAAAACCTTGTTCTGTATCAAAGCAGGGTTCAATGCGTTCATCACGGCATCAATGCCTCGATACATGAATTTCTGTTGCTCGTTTCGGCTATCCTTACCGATTGCCCCTATCTGTGCCATCACCTTGTTAATTGATTCATAAATGTTTGCCATTCCTTAAGCCTCCAATCCGTATTTCTTGTACAATTCCTGCGCTTCTTTATCCAACTTGCTCCAACAAGTTCCGAGGGCATCGATAAAATCGTTTATGTCCTCACGATTCCAACCTTCGTACTCCTCGTCCTCTTTGCCATCTTCCCTTATCTGCTCCATCCAACCCTGCAATCTGCTAAGTTCGTACTTAAGACCCTCAAGCCTTGATACATCCCTATGCTCTTTGCTGATTTTAAGTTTTGCCTTCATGTACTCGTCAGTTAATACCATCTTCCAACTCCTTTAACTCTGCCTTGATTCTTGTAATCTCGTTAAAACACTCCCGGTCAATCGAATAATTTTCATCACTCCAATGGTCTACCATGTTGTTCATGAACTTCTTGCGCTCGACCTTCTGCAACTGTTCGTTTAAAAGCACTATCCTTTTTTCAACCTCTGTCACTTTCTACCTCCTTTAACATTTCTTCCAAAGCCTTAATTCTTTTCCAACATTGTTTGTCGATGATTGTGTTTTCATCGGTGATTTCGTTAGCGTGGAGATTTAATTCTCGGATGCTTTTGTATCTGCCGATTTCCTCGATGATTTCTCTTTGAGTCATTCCCATATCGGACTCCCTTCTGTGCTGAAATACGTTCCGTCAATCTCTGCGTATTCGATTCTCTGTTGCTCATAAGGTAAGTGTTCCTGCCTTGTGTGGTACTCGCCTTCCCTAAAGTGGTACATATTCACGGGGAAGGTTGTCTGATGGCTTATAACCCACTCAACCGCCATATAGCACTCTGCGTTAGGTTCGCCGTTGTCCTGCGTACTGTAAGCGTTGGGGTAATTAATTACCTCCTCGATTGAATCCCCCCACTTACCGCTTGCAAGTCTGTTTAGAATCGTCTGCGCTACCGCCTGCTTGCAATCAAGGTCTTTCCCACCGACTTCGCTCATTACCACACGCACCATTAAATTTTTCTCGGCATCGGTAAACTCTGCTATGTACTCGGCTTTTGGTTCTTCGATTGCTACCACTTGGATAGGTCTTTCGTGATACTCTTTAGTGCCAACCGCTTCGGCATGGCAAAACCCACAATATAAACCCACGATGATTCCCAATAAAATCAATGATGCTCGGTGCATAACCTTAAAATCCTTTCCTTTGGTGTTTGGAATAACTTGAAGAGAATAGACATTTCCGTGAATGAGAAATTACCTTGAATGATTTTTTTAGATAACCCTTGTTGAGAAATTCCTAATCTTCTTGCCACCATAACTTGTGTGTACCCGGTTCTCTTCATTTCAGTTTTGATAAATTCCGTTTCCGTCTTGCTTATCCGCATATCCTACCCAAAAAAAATAGCGTTTCTGTCCTTGATTGATAATTTGAGGATATCGGTAATGGCTTCCACTTCCGATACTGTAAAAGGTCGCTTACTGTTAACCTTTGCGGAAAGTGTTGCCGGGTCAATTCCGATACGCTCTGCAAGTTCTACCTGCGAGATTTCCTTTTCGGTAGTCTTTGCGAAGTATAAATTCTTCTTAAACATTGTGTCTGTCTCACCCCCTTTCTAATATTCCATAGGTCTTAACGGATGCTTGTCTAAAGCGGTGGGAACAAATTCTTCCTCTTCGCACTCGTCAAAATATCCTAACTCTTCCCACATTTCCTCAAGCTCTGTGCCGTATCCCTCTAACCAACTTGTGTTCTCTGTCATCTTTGCACCTCGTTTCTTTCGTTTACGGCTTGCGTTTCCGCATCGCCTAAAATGACAATAGCACACTTCTTGATTATACGCAAGAGGAAAATGAAATTTTTTTAAATAAAATTAGCCGAGGTGTTAAAGTGTAGCCCTGCTTATCTGATGGGTTGGGAAGAGAAAGAACTGACTCCAGATTGGTTATACAATGACATATTGGTAGAGTTAAAGAAAGCATCTCCGGATGTTAAGCAGCAAGTGTTGTCCTATATTAACTTTTTGAATAGGGATGTTAAGAATGAGAATTGAACAACTCCCAAGCGGTTCTTACAGAATCCGCAAGATGTTTAACGGTGTATCTTATGCCGTTACCGTTCCGTATAAGCCCACACAAAAAGAAGCTTTGCAATTAATCAACGAAAAGTTAAATTATAGGACTAAACACGATCGGAAAACTTTTGAAGATAGCGCAAATGATTATATCGCACTAAAAGAGAATGTATTATCGCCCCGTACTGTACGGGAATACCGATTGATTATAAACCGCTTGCCCGATTGGTTCACAAAGAAGGATTTTTACTCAATCAAAGCAACCGATATACAGAAGTTAGTAAATGAATTATCGCAGACACACTCGCCAAAGACCGTGCGTACTCTTCACGGCTTCATATTCGCCGTATTTGGCACGTTTAGGGCAGAATTGGTAATTAATACCACCTTACCGCAGAAGGTCAAGAATGAGCCTTATATACCCACTAATGAGGACGTTAAACAAATACTTGAATATACCAAGGAACACGCACCGCATTTTTATGTTGCCCTTTTCCTTGCATCTTCTGGGTTAAGGCGGTCGGAGATATGCGCATTACAATTAACTGACATTGTAGGTACAATGCTCCACGTAAACAAAGCCTTGGTGCAGGATTCCACGGGTGAATGGATTGTTAAAACCACTAAAACGGTATCTTCTACAAGGGAAGTACCGTTACCGCCGGCAATCGTTGAACAGATTAAAGCGCAGGGGTACATTTACAATGGATCTCCGCAAAGCATATCAAATTATCTGCTGCGAACTGAAAAGAAACTTGGCATACCGCAATTTTCAATACACAAGCTTCGTCACTATTTCGCATCGGCTTTACTTGCCGAGGGTGCAACCATGAAAGATGTACAAGCGTTAGGCGGTTGGGTGTCTGATTCCGAAACGCTCCAAACTGTCTACGCTCACGCAATGAAAACACGAACTGACGAAGGAAAGCGAAAAGTCTTAACCCCTCTGTGGGATAATCTCGATTTTGTCACGCATGGCAAAAAATGATACAACTACGGGTTGTAATCGGTGTTTATTAATCCCCCGTTCTTAAACAATCAAGCATCAAAAAAGCCCTTATTCTCAACATTTTGTGAGGATAAAGGCTTTTTATATTAATCGGAGTGACAAGACTTGAAAATGCCCATCTTGTACCGCTCCGTGCTTGTCTCTAAAGGGGTTTCAACGTTTCTCATGACGAATTCTATGACAAAATACGTTCATGCCCCTTGTAGGTCATTGTAGCGCGTTATTTAACCCTTATCTTGTCACCAACGTGTATAATATACAAGGGTGCTTTTACCTGCGGATTGAGTTTCTTTATCTCTGCAAGGGTTATACCGTATGCCTTTGCGATTTTGGATAATGATGTTAACTTATCCTCTTTATTCACAATATGGTAAACATCGTTAACGGGTATGTTGATAACCTGCCCCACACTTATCATATTTTTGTTCTTAATGGGTGGGATCTGCGGTGTTGCCATAATCTGCTCCACCGTTACACCGTAAGCAGAGGCAATCTTTGAAAGTGTATCACCCATTTTAACGGTGTACTTGATTGTTGAAGGGGTACCGTCCTGCTTTGCGGTTCCATCCATAGGAGCGGTGTTATCGTTCAACGCATTGTTCATGCGGTCACATAAGGTCTGCATCCTATCCATCATCCATTGACCGGGGCAGGCTTTGTTTGCGAACCATCGGTGAACCAACAAGATAATTTCACCTTCCTTACACTCATACGCAAGTGCGGTTTTCTTATCGGGAATCCATATTACTTTATTTATGCCGTGTCTGCGACAAATATCAACACCAAGCTCCACAAGTTTGTCAAATACACCATCGTCAAATTTATAAGGAGCAACGTTTGAGCTTGAGCACTCCACCGTAATGGCACCGTTATCGCACCATGCACTCGAAGTGCACCATGAGCGGTTCTGTTCCTCAACTACACAAACAATCTTGCAATCGTTACCAATGCCGTAATTACATGAGGCATTACGTGAAGGCTTTTCAAATATCTCACCGATGCGCTTCGCCGTTACGGATACCGCCGTGCAATGCGGTACAAATCTTGTTAATTTGTACTTTCTTAACCCCGAATTGTTCGGAGATAACATTGTAATATTGGTTAATGGACTCTTCACAAGGTTTACCTCTTCCTTTCCGTCATTATAGTAGTTTTTGAACTCTTCATATATTGCCAATGCCCGGTCAATGCGTGTCTGAATTGCCTTTTTCTTAGTCTCTTCGTCTTTCTGCATTGAAGCAGGTCTTTCATATTCCTTGCAGATTATTTCCGCGCAATCTGCAATATTCCAATTATCACGGATTGCCATGCGTACATTGGCAAATCCCGTGAGAGTGATTTCGTGCTTGATCCACTCCAACTGTGTGGCAAAATCACCCATCTTTCTCATATCTCCGACAAAATCAACGAATCTTCCTTTTCGCCCTGCGCTTGTGGTCTGATTTAATCCCCATCCCACACCGTCAAGTACAAAATTCGTATCACCGTTTAATACCGCAAACATATATGTATCATTGGTGTAGTTCTTGCCGTTCTTGTCTTTCTTACCCTTCTGTACTGTCTTGGGGTCAAATGTGTTCGCGGTCTCTACGGAGATATTTCCGAGGAGTCCAAAAATGAACTCCATCGGATAATATGACTTAAGATAATCGATAATAAACTTAACGTTCTTCTCTCTCATCCTTCTCCTTCTTCTTTGTTTCTTTAGGCTGTTCTGCGTTGTTTCTGCCTTTACCGCCACCGCCATGATTGCCACCGCCACCACTTTCGTGATGACCGCCCGGTGTTGTTGTACCGCCCCTCGTGGGGTCGAATGTAGGTATTACTACGTGCATATATTTACCCCTTTCTTTACCAAAAAAACTCTGCAAACCTCAAAACCTCAATGACTTTGAAAACCAATCGCCTTGCTATAATGCACATTATGGCTATCTTCTTAACGATTCTAGCCTTCTGCTTCCTCGCTTTCATCAGTATTTTCCTCATCGGAAATAGGTTCTTCCGTCTGCTCGTCCTTGTTTTTGAGTGCCTCGATAAACTTAACTAAAATCTTGGGAATGGGTACTCCCATAGTGCCGAGGTTTTCGATAATCGATAAGCCCTCGTTTGCAATCAATACCACAATACAGCCATTGCGGATAACGTCCGTACCTGCGAGTACATCCAGATAGTTCGCAATGATTACCACAATCAACATACCGAATTTCTTGAAGATGCCCCGGAGTCCTACTTCGGAACTTAAGCCACCGCTGGCGGTCTTGTGGGACTTGTTGATAATCGCAAGCATGATGCCCGTGATGTAGTCAATCAGCATGAACGCAACAAGTGTCTGAATGGCTGTTTCCCATCCACCGAGTAAATATGCTATTGCGCTACCGATTGCCCCAACTGTGCAATAAAGTGTGGTGCCTACTACAGTTAATCTGTTCATGTATTATTCTCCCTTCCTAAACCCATGCGATAGGGTTAGTTAACACAATGTTTGTTATGCAGGCATCGCCATATTGCCAATATGCATCGTATGAAATTGCTTTGACGTATATCGAATGACCGCCCACGTTGGATACGAAACTCTTTGAACCGCTTGCACCGGCTGTATTCCAATCACTTAAGATGTATGCACCGTCATAGGTTGCCCAACCGACATTCAAGCCACCGCTATCCGCATTGCTGAATGTTGCATAAGCGGTAACCGTAGCGGTGTTGTATTTGCCCTTCGATAAAAGGGTAAAAGATCCTGAATCCTCATTCTGATTCCAGGATGCAGCCGCAGATACAGCGAAGGCACCCGATACATAATTGCTGTTAACCACATCCTGCACATACTGACCGTACTGATTGATGTGCGCCTGATAAACAGTAAATGTATTCGGCAGATATATAGCGTAGAGGCTCATCGGTTCGCCCGTTGCTACAAGGCTCTCAACTCTCTCGGTCGCTCCGCTTGTGGTAGCCCATCCGTAAAGTGTGTATCCCGTCTTTTGAGTATTGAAGGAAGGATGCAAGACATCCTGACCCTCGTCAATCTCATTCCGACCCATAAGCGTGTTGCCGTCGTAGTAGGATACTATCGATGCACCGCTCCAGACTTTATCTGTGCCACGATAAACGTACTTGAACTTCTGTGTGCCAACCATAATCTTGGCAATCTTGTCAATTCCTAATTTGAGCATTTATTTTCTCCTTTGGCGGTACATTCCTACGAACATACCGCCCTTATCTGCTGATTACGTTTGAATTAACGTGCCGTTAGTTTTTTGGTATCGGTGTATCTCTAACCGAACCGCTTGAAACATTGTACTTAAGCACGTTGCCAATCCATGCGAATGTTTCTATTTCACCGCTTTGTGCCAATTGAAGTTTCTCAACAAGGTTGAAATTCCAATCATATCGGTAAATGTAATTGTAGTTATTGTTTACGTGAACCGCCTGATATACATATTTATCATCAGTTATGATGCCACCGTAAGTGCCTTCTTGTGCGGTTACATCATTTAGCGACACAAAAGTGGTATGGTCTTTTTCGTAGATTGCATACTTCTTGTTATCGCCACGAAGCAGATAAACAAATTGTTCTTTTGTGGTATCGTAGCATAATGCTCCGATACCGCTAAACTGTGCGTATTTATCCGATAAGTCGATTTGATACGAATCAATGTAGTTAAGGTTTGTATCAAGGCGGTTAATCGTGCCGTAGTTATCAAGGCTTACACAATGCAGATATCCGTCGTATGCACAATATGTTACATCGTTACAATGTCCTAAATAATGGTCGGTTGATGATGTTCCGATTAATGTTCCGTCAGAAGCATCAAATTTGGCAAGAACATACTCCATGTTGCTCGGGCCTGCGGTTTTAGATATACCTGCATAAACGTAGCCGTCATGATAAGCAATGCCTTGCATTACCACATATTCCGAATCACTTAAAAGGCTTGACAAGTATGCTTTTGACGGAATTACATGGGTTTTGGTAAAATCAGTAATACCTATGCTTATTTCAATACCATTATCTTGACCGCTCGGTGTCCATACTGTCGGTGTGGTGCTACCGCTTACTACTTTCATGCCAAGTGCAACGTTATCAAATACAGAACCGCTACCCCAATAGAATTGTGCATATGCACCATCTTCTGTGAGTGTCTGTGGTGTCTTTGAAGTGCTTAAAATGGTTTCAGCATTGCCATTACGAACATTATTAGTAAAGCCGCTCGGTATTGTACCGCTCAAGGTAAACAATGCGTAACTATAAGTGTTACCGCTTGTAATATCATCAAGCGTTTCGGACTTCCATGCCGTATTTGCTTTTGACGGATTATATTTAAGTCCATTGGACAGTTTTAGGTAATGCTTTGAATCTGCATAGGATGTGCCGTTCATGTAGATAATGTTGTCACGAATATGAACCTCAACACCATCTGCGTAGTACAAGTCATCGTCATCCAACTGTAAAAGGTTATCGTCTACCGCTTGCGTATCGCAGACAGTAATCGGCAATTTACCGCTGAAGCCACCATAGGATACTCCGATATAGGTAACTCCCACGTTTGCGGTTGAAACTCCCGATGTGTCAAATGTTGCGGTTACTGTATCTTCTGTGCCATCGGTATATACGGCTTTACAAGTTATATCATTTGCGGAAATTGTCGAGCCTATCGGATACCTTGATACTGATTTGCTGACTTTTAACCCCATCAAAGTCTTGTCTACGGGGGTAGGGGGTGTGGGAGAAATTGAAGCAATCAATGTTGGGAAATCTTCGGGAGAGATTAACTCTGATGTGCCTAACTGTGTGCGGATTGCATCTGCTATGCCTACCAATGTCTCGCTATTTATAAGCCATCTTTCTTCACTCATGATTCAGCCTCCTCCTCTTCTTCCTCTTCGCCTATAAGAAGGATACTGCTTGCAAGGTCTGTAACCGCTATCGGCTCTTCAGTGCCAAGTTTCGCACGAATAGCGTCTGCCGTTGCCGTAAGCGTTGACTTTTTAATAAGCCATTTTGCCATGCTATACCTCCTGACTCTCTGCTTCGGGTAGGGTAGAACCGACTATATAATTAACACCATCTATCTGTATAGAAGAAAGGCTTGCTTCACCGCCTGACATTGTGGGGTTGGCTACTACCGTGGATTTTGCACCGATAGCACTCGCAAGCTGTTCGTACTGTGTAGGTGTGGGCTGTTGTGAGGGGTCACCCTCGGTGTACCCGGATGCAAAGATGGTTACATCGACCGAATCAGCGGTGATTCTGTAATCGTTTGCACCGTCACCATAAACGGATACTTTGAGTTTGCCTGCTCTGATTAATTCCCAAGGCACTAAACACTTGCCGTTGGCATCGAGCAAAGCCGTATAAACGTCTGAACCGCTTCTGAAGGTTGCGGTTTTTGTAGTGTTATCCCAATCGGATGAATCAAAATTGAACGCTGCGCTTAAATACTTGACGGAATCGCTGACGGGTGTCTGTCCGTCTGTGCGCTTGATATTCTGTTTGGTTACCTGAAACTGTAATTCCATGATTCTCCCCCTTATGCCTTGATGAAGTAAAAGGTTGCCGTACTGTATGAGCCTAAATTGTTATACTCCTGCTGTGTGCCTGACCAAAAAGTATAGCCACCCAACTGTCCAAAAACCTCGCCAAATGCAAGGGCAATTCTTGATTCCATGTCGTTCATGTTTGATGCATTCCACTGGTCACCTTCCTGCGAGATTGTACCAACCGAGCGGACTACCTCTACTGTCTTCACAGAACTTGTGTCGGATACATCCGTTATGGTTCTGCGGTTCGGATACTGTGCAATGGTGTTTTTCCATGTTTTACTTTGGTAAGCCATGTTTTGCTCCTTCCTATAAAATCAAGCCGACTTCATCGCCCATCTCAATTTCATCCGTACTGTCGTAGTAAAAATTACTCATGATGATGGTGTATACATCTAATAAAATCTGCTCAATGTCGTTTACTATCTTCCATGTCAATCGACGGTTTGCTGTGTTTGGTGCAGGCGGTGTGGTGTCATATACCGAGTACGCATTTCTTATAAGCCCTACGGGGAATAGGATGTAATAGCCTATGTCCTCGGTTACGGGAGTATATGGAATGGTAGCCCAATGAGGAACGTTGATTTCCAAAACCTCGGCCAGAAGCTCGATGTTGTTCAAAATCCTCTCAAGGTCTGACCTATTCAAGCATCCCTTTAGCCCTGCATCCCATTCGGCCTTCTCTTCCGGGGTAAAGTTTTCATACCCTTTTTCCATGAGGTACTTTGCCCGGTCAACATCAGCCTGCGTTCTGTCTGTTATAGGTGTAATCCATGAACTCATTTCTTTTCACCCTTTGTCTTTGTAGACTTCTTTTTCTTCGGTAAGTCGTTATAAGGATTAAGCGGTTGTAAATTCATATGATATAGTCCTCTGCCATGTTAAGTTCGTCGTTGCCCATCTCATAAAGCGGTGTGGTAACGGTAGAATAGCCTCGGCATTTAGCCTTTGCGATGAAGCCACCCGTTAAGTCGATGTCCTGGCCTTCAATCATTGTGGTGGCCGTCTTAAACTCTTCTACGGTATCCTCAACACCAACCCACTCGCCTACCTTTTCGGTATCGCACAAATACTCAAGTTCCAATGTCTGCCTTAAGCGGTGATACTCAAGAAGATTCTTGGCAAGTGTGGGAAGGGTAGCAACGTTATAAACTGTTAAGCCACTATACTCTTTTGCCTGCGGACTCTGTCCGGGTTCTACTTCGACCTCTGCCGAAACAGAAAAGTCGTTGGTATCATATGTATAAGCCTCGACTACACACGGCTGTGTGGGGTCTGTGGGCGTTACTTCAATCAGGCAGGGAGTGCGGAAATATATCGTGCAATTTGTACCCGTAGGGGACTTAATCGGCTCGGAGAAATAAATGGGATTTGCTCCGCTTGGTAATATCCCGTTGAATACCTCGCTCTTATCCGTCTTAACCGTGTACTTGGTTACGTTGATTAATACCTTGTTTACGTAGTCATCAAGCGAACCGTTGGTCTTGCCTTGGAACTTTCGGTTCCTTCCGATGATTGAATCCATGTTGCGGTCGGGCGTATAGATTCTTACTTTGTAGCCTCTGGAATCATCCACCACGGCACCAACCGCGAAGGCCACTTGCTGTATTGCATCACGAACCGTCATTCTCGGAATCATGCCCTGCACCATGAGGTAGTTAAAGTCTTCGGAGATTTCGTAATCCTCAAAGCCTACACTGTCAAAGATGCCTTCCATCAAGCTTGTGGCAGATACACCGCTTAAGCCGTTTGGTGTTACCCATCCGTCATACATCACTTTGTCAAGCAATCCTATAGGGCTTATACAATCAAAGGTTGCTGATGCATCCCGATAATCCCATGAATCGATGTAGAAAGTGCCTAAAGGTATATCAGCACCGTTTACATACTCATATATGTTTAACTTCTGACCGCTCTGTATGTATCTCCACAATCCGTAGTCGTTCTGGGGATTAAAAGCGTTTTCAGAATCGTTTATCTTTATCTGCAAAGTGTTAAAAGGAATTGAAGCCCCGGTTACATCTATCTTTTCGGATAAGGTCGCGCTCATAACGTTTTCTGTGGTGAACTCAAGCGTGGTTCCGTACTCGATGTATGAAAGAAGGATTGCTCTGTACGGCTGCGTGGTCTTGGTAAACTCAATTACTATTTCGTCGTATCCATCGCAGGCACCTTCGCAGAAGAACGCATATGATGTGGCGGTGTACGACTCTGATTTAAGATTCGTGCCGTTCTGCTTATATGTAACCGTGAAGGTCGGAAGATCCTCGTTGAAATAAAGCGTGATGCCGTTTGATGAGTGCTTTTCATTAAACTGAACATACACAATGGGATTTTCGTCAAAGGTACAATCCGCTTTGCTTAATCCCGTCATCAAAGGGTATGCGTAATGCACACCGGCGACGGGGTAGTTACCGTCTAAAAGCCATGCGTTTAAAGAGATATGCGCAACGTTGCTATACTCCTGCCTTTCCTCATGGAATAATTCGGGTCTGGAATACGGATGCGTTACGTCGCAAAATACTTGTGAATCGCTTAATGCTGTTGTATCAACAAACTGTATGTTGCCGTATACTTGCGTCATTGCTTATCTCCTTGCAGGACTCTTGGCGGTAAACTTCGCTGATAACCCCTGAAAGCTTGCGGAATTATCTTTTATCTTCATGTACTCATCGCTTACGCTTGATATGTAGGCGGTGAACTTATACACTCCGTTGATGTTTGGTAACTCAATCGTGTGAAACTCGGTAGGCTCGGTTAACTTATCCCATAGGCTTTGATACAAAGCGGAATCATTAATGATACCTACAGTTAATTCAAAATTGAAGTACACACCGATGATTTCCCTCTTTAAGTCTCCGTCCTCGGTACGGTTTGCGTACTTATCGAGAACATCGGCCTTACGCTTAAGGCTAACCATCGGTATGTCAAAGTATGTATTGTCGATTTTGATGCCTTGAGTAAAATTCATTACTGTACCCTCAATCGTGTTCCGTTTCTGCGTGATACGTTATCAAGTGCAGGACTTAAAACCTCGGCCAACTGACTTAACGAACCTTCAAACTTGATTGTTATGTCACGGCTGATTCTGTCACCAAGCGCATCTAAAAACTCGGTGTTGTTATCAAGAGGAATTACCGCTTCTCTTCCTGCTTCACCCACCATAGCCATTGTGGGGCGGTTTACGATACCGCCTTCGGCCAACATGGGTATCTTTTCAATCTTGGGAATGTTGAAGCCGATATGACCGCCACCAAGCACTCCCGGAAGGTCAAAACCGAAGCCGTTTAACTTATCAATCAGTTTGTTGATGCCATCAATGAACCAATTGACGAAGCTTGCGAGTCCGTTACGGCACTTGGTAAAGAAGGCTTTCACCTTTTCCCATATATTCGATGTGGTGTTTAACACACCCGTCTTAATGTTCTTGCCCAGGGATGAAAACCACTCTCCGATTGCTCCGATTTTCTCTTTAATCCAATCCAAAGCTACACCGATGCCCTTCTTGATGGTTGCCCATCCCTTCTTAAGAGCATCCTTGATTTTATCCCACCTTGCCATTACCAACGTTGCAACGGCTATAACTCCTGCGATGATTAAAGGAATCCACGAACCCGTAAAGATTGATAACGCAATTCCGATTGCCACGATTGATGCAAGCAACACGCCAAGCATCTTATCGGTAATCTCGCCCGTGGTAATCCATTCGTTTAAGGCTACAACCACTCCGATGACACCGGCTACCAATAATCCGATCGCGTACACGATGGGGTTAATTGATGTAAGTAAATTTATTATCTTCCAAGCTGCGAAGCCAACCGCAATCTGTAACACTACAAACTTGATGTAATCAAGGTTTTCACGGAGCCACTCGACCCACTTAAACTTTGATGTGTCAATCTCGGTTTCTTCGAAGATATCCCCGATGGATGCACCGCTATTAGAATCGGAACTTCCGTTGTTAAGCACGTTCAAATCATCGAAGGATGCAAGTTTTGTAGCCTCTTTATTTACTTTCTCAAGCGATTTTCCATACTCTACCGCCTGGGTTTTAGCCTTTGCATAGGTGTTTTTACCGCTTAAAACCGCAAAGAACTGTGCGATTTTGTCTGATGCGATGTTTAACCACTCAACAACCTTGGTTAATGCCGGAAGCAAAGCGGTAAATATCGGTGCGATAGCGGTTGCCATAGAGTTCTTAAGCTGTTCCGTCTGGGACTTAAAACGGCTCATTGCCTGCTCATAATCGCCACCGAATCGGGCAAGGTTCTGTAAACCCTCTTTAACGCCCTCTATCATGCTTCTGAAAGCCTTTGCAACAAGGGAGAATACAAAGATGCGCTTTGCCAATCCCCAAATACGCTTATTGAACTTCTCAAGGGCATTCGTAGCCTTCTCGGTTTCCTCTGCGGTTTCCTCGATGACTTCGTGCTGTTCGTTAAACTGTGCGAGTTTGCTCTTGGCGTTCTCAAGTTCGTCGTTATAACGCTCGATTTCGAGGGTATTTCTTGCCCAAGCCTTGGAAGTCTTCTTTTCGCCTAACAACTCCATCATTTCACGCTGTTTGCCAAGCTTCTCAAGTTTCTTCTCAATGCTTGTGATTTCCTTATTCAGACTTTTGAAATCGTTGAGGTTAATTTCTGTATTAACCCTTATCTGCGCATCATATGCCATCTTAAGACCCCTTCACGGCTTTTAAGAATATCTGTAAAGCCTCGTCTTCTTCCTCGGTTAGCGGTTCTTCTTGGTGAATTGAATATATTTTCTTACCCCGGTTATAGGCTTCCTTTTCTTCCTTCGACATCTTGGAAGTAATCTTCTTGGTTCGGATGTCGATTACCCTTGTGAATGCACACTCTTCGAGGTTGGTTAACAAAATCATGAACTCCCAGAAGTGCATCTGTGCGGTGTTTAGGTTGATGTGGTACTGACTCATGAAAGCCGAATAGATCCTGCCGTGGTCATTGTCAAATGATATTGCGGTTTTGGTATTCCCGGAATTAATTACGTTGTCGTGATTCCAACCGCTTAAGAACCACTCAACACATTCCGCTACTTCGTCAATGCCTGCTCCGTAGTCCTTGAATAACAGCCGATGTATAACATATATCTTTTCCGTTTCGGTTATCTCCGCATCCGTCATGGCCTGCATAATCTGTATGCCTACACGGAAGTCGGTATTAAGCTCGTACTCGCCCCATTTAGTCGGTAGTTCGTCGAGTAGGATATTAAATACCATTTAGTGCTTTCTACCGCCTTTACGGGCGTTGTAGCGGTCGTTTAACCACTTCTGCCTCTGGGTCTGATGCTTTGTTATAATCGGCTCTAACTGGTCAAAGAAATCGATGAACGCTGTAGGGGTGGGAAGTACGCCTTCACCAAATACCTTACGCGATGCATCCACTCCGAAGGTTTCGTCAAACTTCTTAACCATCTTTTCCATCATGTCTGCGGTTAAGGTTAACGCTTCTAAATCGTCTTTAACCTCGACCTTTTCAAGTTTGTTTGCTTCTGCCTCACCCAATTCCAAAAGTTCTTTCAATGCCTTTGACAAATTGAGGTTATCGACATCCACATTGATTGTTTCGCCTCGGTCATTGACTTCTATCTCAATGCCCTTTTTGACTCTTAAAGATTCCATACATTAACATCCTTTCCTATGGGTCAGAAGCGCGGAAAGGTTCGCCCCCGACCCTATGTTAATTTGCATTAACACCTACTATGATGCGGTTGTGAATACCTTTGTAGATACGTTGAAGTATCCCTTTACACCATCACCTACACCGCCTAAAGTAAATGCGTTCATTAACTCGCTTCCGGCATCGCCACCGATCGAGTCAATCTGAATAGTGCATTTTCTCTTAACCGCACTATAAACGGACTCGGTGGAAGTGGTTTCGAACACATTGATTCGGATGTAGTCGGTTTCGGCATCAGAACCCGTAGGTAAATCTCTTACCTTGCCATTTAACCAAGTCTGTAAGGCTTCATCCTTGATGTATTCCTTTTCAACCTGAATGGAAGGGGTATAAGACTTAATGGTTGTTACGCCGTTAGCCTGATTGATGTACTGTTTTGTGTCGCTCTCTGCGTTAAACTCTTCGGTCAAAGATGTAACACCATCACCGATTAATACATAAGATGCGGTGGTCTGTGAGCCGATGTTTAAGAAGTGCATGAGCTTTTCTCTCATCTCTGCCATTGTTTTAATCTCCTATCGTATAAATGATTTCAAGACCTACCTGATAGACGGCTGTTGCGGAATCGGCCATGCCAACATAAAAGCTTGATGTAACTCCAACTTTTCTTATCCCTTCTACACTAGGAAGGTTGCCAAGGTTGTACTGTTCCTCAACCCATCTCTCCAAGCCTTCAAACCATGCTCCGTTGTCGATTCGCTCTGTATTCATCTGGGAATCAAGCCTTGCCGTGAATAAATAATTCTCGGTTACCTCTCTTCGCCCGGATAAGTACCGCTTGATGTTGACAATCGGCTCTTTGGCTAAAGCATAGGTCATGGGATTATTTGATTGGGTTTCGGTGGCTATTTCCACGGGCTGATAGCCCTTTAACCACTCGATTAAACTCTGTGATATCGTCATTTCGCAGCTTCTTTCTGTGCCATCGATTCGATTTTCTTTAAGCCACCTTCCTGAAGCATCCTATCGACCCAATAACCGCCTCGCCTCGGTGCGCCTTGGAAGTTATACTCAGGGTGATAATAAAGCCTACGTGCGTAGGGTGTTTGCCAAACTACATCCGTACCCTCGATGTGACCGCTATCGATTAAAGCACCGGGGTCATCGTACAATCCCATCTCATCAAAAGGAACATAGGGTTCGGAAAGCATCAGCACCGCATCGGTTACAACCCTTTGCACTCTGCCCTGCTTTTCAAGTCCTAAACCCTTTATGCAATCCTTAAGATTGAAAGTACATTCGTAGTCATATTTCATCGTGCTATTACCTTGATGGATTTTAGAAAATCTCTGTTCCGATTGTCTGAAACTCTTTCAACTATCGCGACGTACTGAAAACGTTCTTTGGCTTCCTTCCGGGTTAAGTCCTCGTTGCAGATGCCAAGCACCACGAAATCCTGACCCTCGGAACTATTAAAAGTGTAAAATCCTTCCTTGTCCGTCAAGTTAGCGTAAGCGATAGGGTCTACATATTGCGGATTGCCGTAATTGCGCCCAAAATCAACTGTAATGGATTCCACTCTTCTTTCTGTTTGAGTAGTGCCGGATGTGGTGACCTCAACCTTGTTATGTGTCCATTGGACTCCTTTAACAATGCTTCGTTTCCATTTCTCGCCACCGATATGGTTGAAAACAGTTATTGTATCCGTGAATAACATCAGTATGCCCTCACTAATCCCGTACCGCTTAACCATGCCCTAATGTTGGATGTCATTTCGTGCCTTAAGTCGGCCTCATCCTTGATAGCGTAGGTTTCGCTGTATCCGTCATTAGATACGCTTGATAAGCCTTTGCCTCGTCCACTGTTCGCATCGTCTACCATCTTATCGATGACATTACAGATGCAATCCTGCAAAACGTCGTAGCCGAATGTGTCAGGGGTTATCTGGTTCCAATTTGGTAACCCGATTACCTCTCTTACTTTCTGCTCTGCCAAGGCTTCAAGCTTCGGAAACTCTGATGAATCACAATTGTTGTGAAGGGAGTCATAATACTCCCAACTTACGATAGACATATTAGACTCCCTTCCTATGGTTCAAACTTATTTCATCTTCTTAACGGCTACGCGATCTGCGTTGGTTACCTTGTAACCTGCGTTAACTTCTTCCTGAACAAGCACACCATTGAATCTCTCGGAGTCAATGATTCTTGCCATTTCAAGGTTGTTAACGATGGAGAATGCCTCGTGGTCGTACATTACGAACTCAACCTTTGTTAAGGTTGCGGTTGTAAGGCTACCTGCGGCATTGTAATAAGTAGCGGTTGTTTCACCGAGGCCACCTGCTTCGATGAAGGTCATGCCAAGCCACTTACCCATCTGACCGTTGGTGTTAGCGTAGTCATTGATAACGGGTGTGTACTGTGTTCCTGCGGTTTCAAGCAAAAGTGCAAAGAAGTCAGGTGAGCAAAGTACAACATCAGGTTTTGCTTTCTTCTTAACAAGTGCGGAACGCTCTGCAAGAATGAGCTTCTTAAGGTTTGCTGTGGTTGCGGTTGTATCGGTAGAGCCTGTGCCACCTTCGGATACAAGACAAGCGATTGCGCTCTGTCCCCAACCTTCGCCGATTTCCTTGGTTGCAACTTCAAACTGTTCACGTGCTACATCTGCCTCGATGTTCTCTGCCTGCACGTTGTAAATCTTGTTGCTCTTCTGAAAGTTATTGTTAAGTACGATGGGGATTAAGGTATCGGATGTTGCTACATCTGAAAAATCTCTACCGGGAGTACCGGGAGCAACTGAAGCGGATGCAAGCTTTCTTACGAAGATACCGCCTGCCTTTTCCTCATACTTGGATGTGAATGTTAAGCCGTCTGCGAAGATATTTTCGTAGTAAAGGTTAGGCTCAAACATCTTTGAATACTTTTCGTCTACGTGAAGTGATCCGTATACTACTGCCATGGTTTTTTCTCCTTATGCGTGGTAGTAAGGGTTATCCTTGTAACGGCTCGGAAGTTCGCCCGTGTCATTAGCACCATGCGAGAATGAGCCGATGGGAGGTTTACCCTTCTGTGTTGTCTGTGTGTCAAATAAGTACCCATCGGATTCCTTTAAGGTGTTGAGTGCTTTCTCAATGTCCTCTTTCTGATTGTGTGAAGCCTTAAGGGTTTCAACATCAAGTAAAGAAGTAATTGCGGTTGCGTTCTTGCCCTTTGCGGATGCGATAGAGTCCTTCAGAATATCGTTGAAATCTCGGTCTGCGAGTTTCTGCTGATATTCCTTGTCCTTGGTTGCAAGTGATGTGTTAAGGTCGGAAATCTGTTTCTTAAGTGCTTCGGGGTCTACACCATCGAACTTCTTAAGGGATTCTTCAACCGTGGTTAACTTGCCCTTGAGGGTGTCAATCTCGGCATCTTTCTTTTCGACCTCTGCAATCGTCTTGTAGTTCTCCGCTACCGACTTGGTAACTGACTTCTTCTGTTCCTCGGTCAAGGTAATACCTGCCTCTTCCAAGATTGTTGTGATATTCTTCATGTTTTTTCTCCTTAAATGATGTTTTAACTCCACTTTCTGGAGTCGGGAAAACGCATTGACGGGATATGCGCCCGTCCACCAAGATTATGAGCCTCGGTTGGTACTTCCATGCGTGAGGGTGTGCCTGCCCTCGGTTACAACTGAATATGAATGGAACTATAAAGGAGGTTGAAAATGACCCGTAAAATTCAATAAAAAAAGCGAGTGAACTTAATCACTCGCTCAAATGCGATAACTCAATCTTTCTTGCCGTTGTAGATTGCTTTCTTGGTGTCCTCGTAGATAATCACGTTACCATCCGGGTAGCACCTTATGAGAACATCGTTACTATTCTTCAAAATAGTTAAGACATCCTCAAATAGACGTTCTTTACTTGGCATTTTTACTAACTTTTCCATCAAAATGTCCTCATTAATCTACACCTTTATTATACCATTTATTTGAGGCTTTGGAAACGCTTATAGGCTTCTGTCTTGGTTATATCGGCCGTTCCACCCTCATAATACGTTCTTACGCTTGAGGGTTTCACACCACACCGCCAACAGAAATCCCTATACTCGCCCCACTTGTTTTCAATCTTCCTATCAATGGGGTAAGTATCCTCTCCGTAACGTCTCATAGCCTCACGCTCACGCTTTAACTTGCGGATGGTGTACTCCATTCTGCGCATCTCTTGGGTCTGTGCGTAGCCATCTAATTCCCGGTCATTCCATTTCACGGGTTTCTTAGGCTCTAACCTTGCAGGAAGTTCGCTTGAGCCGATGAACCAGGGGTGCGTTCTGTGCCTGCAATTGTATCCGTACAATCCAAGTGGATTACTTGACCTTGAGCCATCCAAAGAGTATCCCGTGGCTTCGTATAGGTCGGTAATGCGCTCTTGTCCTATTCTCTTGGCCTCTTCATCGTAATTGCCTAACTTAATCGAATATACCTTGCCCTGCCATGCTTCGTGATTCTCAATACCAAAGCCTTTGTTACGTGCGTTGTAATGCTCGGAGACATAAACAAGTGATACATCGGTATCAATGATGTTCTGCGCCTGAATCTGACCGCTTAACTGATGCGTTCCCGTTCTTAATGCCAACCTTACGGCAGAATCTAATTGCATCGTTCTACCGCTTAAGTAGTCAATCGTTCGTAGTCCGCTATTGGCAAGGTCTTTCACTACCCCTCTTATTACCGTGGTGGCATCAAAACCGCCTGACAGTTTAACGATAGCCTTGTTTAACTCCATCGTGTAAAGGTTCATGATGGGTTCTGCGCCTCTTATAGCCTTAAATGCAAGGGTCTTTGACAGATTGAGTATATCAATGCCCATCTGTCTTTGCATCGCATCTACAAGGCTTGGAAGCCGTGTTTTTGATATCTCTATGCCTTGGGATTTCCACACGCTCATGTCATCCACCCAAGACATATTCCCTGCTTTGGCCACAACTTCATCCCCGGTCTTAATCGCATCGTCAACAATATCTTGAATAAGCTTCTTGATATCCTTCTTGTATGCTATGGTGTTATCTTCCACAATCTGACAGAACTTAGCATCTGCCCTTAGCCTTCTTAAGACTTCTGATTGTATCTTCTGCGGAGAATAACCCAAGCCTAACATATTCTGCATGGTTAACTCTGCGGTTCGGGTATAGGTTAAGGTTTTAAGTAGTCTTCGGGTTACGTCTGCGATGACTTCCTGCTCTAAATACTCAAAAAGTGGGCTTAATGTCTCACCCAATACTTCAATCTGCTCATCGGTTAACATTCGCCCACTCCTTTCTAATCATTCTCGTTTAGATTGGAATCCTCTAATTCTTCCTGCTCTTTTCGTAATACCAACTTCTTTGCTTCGGCCTCATCCATGTTGTAGGCATCCATCAAATACCATACAAGCAATTCGGGGATATCAAAGGCCATTGCATCGCTTCGGAGTCTGTCAAGCTTTGCTCCCTTGTCTTCGATGTAGGAATCGTCATAGTCGATGTTAATTTCATCGGCCGTTAACTTTTCCTTGCCGAAAGTCTCATAGAACCACACCATACCATCAATTAAAGCCTTGATGTATTCGGTGGTGCATCCTCTCTGCTTGTTGACTTCCTGCATACAATCCTGCTTCTCGCCGATGTACTCGGATGCGGTCTTAATCTGCCCGTTCTCGAAGGTATACTTCTTGGTTCCGAAACCGAACATCATGGAAAAGAGTGAAAGAAGCGTTTCAAATACCTTGGTGATATCATCGATACGGATCTGCGGATTGTACTCTTGGATTACGGTCTTATCTTCGGGGAGCTTCTCGCCCAAAAGGATAAAGGTCTTTTTCTGCTGCGGTGTAAGCATCGGTGTACCGTCTTGTGCCTGACCCAGACAAGATAACAACTCATTGATGAATACAAGCTTATCGCCTTTATCCAAATCACCAAAGAGAATGTTATACGCAAGGTCTAAACACTTCAATATGGGGATTGCTTCGTGAATCTTGGGAAGTCCGTAGCCTTCCATGTCCTTGATGTTATTTACCTGGGCGGTACGTAACAATGCAAAGGGGCAAACCTCGCCAAGTTCCATGCGCACCGATTCGACTATCTTGTTGCCGTCAATCCATATGGTTTCCGAGTAGTATCTTCCTTCGTTCTTTCTAAAGGCCACTACGCATCCGATCTCTTTGCCATCGTATAAAGACGTACCGCAGAATGCGCACTCGACAACTCTCTTGTTCTCAACCGTTATAGGGACTATCTGCTCGGCACTCATAACGAAGTTAATCGCAGGGCTACCGCCTACTATTTGGTCACCGCTATAATCAGCATCCTTAAGATACCAATAAGCACCAACTGTACCCGTCGCAGATGCTTCCTCTAACTGATTTCTGAACATCGTATCGAAGTTATTCTCGTCAAGTATTTCTTTGATTCTATCGGTACTGTTCCCGGTGTTAATCTCTACTACTTCGCAAAGGTTCGCATCGTCTGAACAACCCCTCTTTGCAAAGTTCATTGTATCAATGTTAACTACCACGTTATTAAGGTTCGTGCGCTTATGAAACTTTTCTTCATCGCCACGATACCAACTGTTGCACTCTGCAATAACATTCCTTGCCTTCTCGTTGGGTTTGATACCGAGTAACTTGAAAGCCTTTGCAAATATCTTGTTATCCATGCTATCTCCTTTGCAAGTCGATGTATTTATTGAAGGTTAATTGTGTATAGTTCTCGGCATCCCAAAAGTCATTGATGTTGCCGATGTTCTTATCTTCCGGGATAGTGGAGTCTTTCTCATCCCATCGGAGATTCTTGAACGCCTTTCTTACACCATTGCAAGACTTGTTAATCTTGTACCTTCCCGTGGTCAATAACATATCATAGGTTTTAGGACGTTCTGACACGGCATTCTTGGCACATCCGACTATCTTTCTGGGGTTTATGCCGGTCTGCTTTGCCACCGCCCTTAATGAGTTAATCATCGTGGTTGATGCACTGTCAGGGAATACCCACTCGATACCTTTGTCCGAGTACATTCCCCATTCCTGCAGCCACTCTTTATAAACACGCACAAACTCGTCGCATATCTGCTTCGAGTCTACTTCTTCCGTGATGGGGAGTGAGCTTTCCCTTAAGGTTCTAAACTCTTTGTATCCGTTTATGTATCCCTTCAAAACGTATACCGTCTGTGAGCCGTTACCACCAAAGTCGATGCCTATCGTAAGCCTCGTATATCGGTGGCTCTTACACTCCTCATCATCCACAAGGTAATCATCCTCATGCTCTGCGAAGTACCTAAAGATGATACCCTTTGCGACTACCCTTAAGCCTTTGATGTCACGCTCGTACCATACCGTATCTTTGCGGTAGGTGGATAGTATCGCACGTATCTGCTCATCAGATAGGCTCATATTGTCGCATAAAGTAAAGTGTCCGTAATTGTATCCATAGTTTGGATTATCCGCTTGCTGTCCTTCGTGGAAGTCTAACACATCGGTGTAGAACCAATGCTCTGGTTCCTTTGGGTTAAAGTCCATGAAGATTTTGCGGTCTTTGCTTGATAGTGTTCTATCGAAGCACTCTTGAATGAAATTGGGGTGGCACTCGTTGGCCTCTGTGATATACACCATGCCGTAAGTGTTACCCTTGATTAGCTTCTCATCACCATTCTTACCGCCACCGCTAATTAAGACTATCTTTGTACCCGTCTTGGTCTGAACGTACACACACGCTCGGTCTTGGTACTTGCCTTCGTAGCATCTGCCCTCGAAGTAGTTAAGTAATCCGTAACCGTCGCAATCCAGAATGTTAAGTCTTGCCGTCGCTCCGCTTACCCCTGCGATTAAGAAGATGCGGTTTGGGTGCAGCTCAAGCAATGCGCAGAAGATTTCCGTCATTAATACGTTCTTACTTCCACGCTTACCGCCCTCGGCCACATTAAGCCAAGAAGCGAGGGAGCGAAGATAAAAGTCATATTGATTTTGACTAAAGGGTGCTCTTACATTCATTCAAAATCATCTATCTTTCTGTTGGGTGCGGTGTTCTTCATTACCTCGGCAATGGTCTGTATATTGCGAAGGATGTTTTCAATGCTGTTATCCTCTTCTTTAGGCTTATCTGTCTGCTTAAGCATATTCTTACCGAGGAATATCTGCATGGAAGGATTCATGCCCTCTGTAGCGAGTTTCCACTGCGCTCTACGGAGCGATGCTTTGCCACCTTCCCTTTTTTCCCTAAAAACTTCTGAAAAACTCTTCTGATACGTTTCTTCGCACCATCTAGCAAGGGTGTTATCATCAACGTTAAGCACCGCACATATTTCCATCTCTGTACATTGAATGTGACAAAGTTCTTCAAACTGTGCTTGGTCTATTTCTTTCTTAGGTCTGCCACCGGGGTGTTTACCCTTGGTAGGCTCTTTAGTTTGCCCCTTCTTTTGTGCCATAGTTCATGCTCCTTACTACGTCAGGGCGAACAATCATCTTGCCGATGTGTCCACACTTTACACGTGAGTCGCAATATATCTTGTGTTCTTTACCTAACTTCTTACCTAACTCCTTCCAACGCATACAGAAGGAATTATCCTCACCCAAGGGATATGCTCTCTTAAAACAAGTGTGGAACTCATCCATAACCATCTTAAGAGCTGATACCTTGATGAGAGTAAAAGCCATTCCCGTTGTATCCACTTCAAATAACTCATTCTGTGGATAATCGAGGTATATCTGTCCGTCTTTAACGATAGTGGGTGTATACGGATGCGCTCTCTTGTGGAAGATACCGCTTACTACATCCTTGTCATCCTCTAATAGCCTCTTGTATGCATCTGCTTCGAAGGTCATGTCCGAATCGATAAATAGTAAATGGGTATAACCGCCCTCAATAGCTTCTTGGGCGAATCCATCTCTCATATCATCGATTAATGAGCCTTGGGTAATGCGTGATGCACCGCCAAACTCTAAACCCATGATGGAAGATACAGTTTCGATAGGTATATCACCTTTGCAGGGGATACACATAATGGTTTTTACTTTCATGCTTTAATCCCTTTCCGTAAAAAAGAGCCACATACCGCCAAGGTGTATCCCTGATGGTAGTGGCTCAAATGTCACTAAAACACAAACACTATTCTGATGTTATTATACCAAATTTTGCTTATTTTTGGTAGAGGGAGGCTATAAGCCTCTCCCCTGCGCGTTGTAATAGCCGTGGAACAGTCCACCTTTCCATATAAGTCTCAACCCAAAGGGCAAACACAGATATGTGGTCTTAACTCCGAGTAGTATCACTCTCTTGAACATCTTTTTTCTCCTTCCGCTTTTCTAAACATTCCGGGCAAAGGTTTAAGCCCTTAACCCAAGTCATTTTTGATTCTTCGGTTAGCTTGTGGCAAATAGGACATTCCTTTTTCATTCTCCCTTGTGTGCTGTCAAGACTACCAACGCACATAACGCACCGAATAACACCGCAACTACACCGATAATGATTAACCCTATTAATACAATCTTTGACATGATAGCTCGTCGCTCCCCTTTCTTCGTGGATTATCTTTTGTTATCTTTTCGTAAACTGTGCAGGCTGATGATTTGCAGATCAGCGAACGACACCGGCCGGTTACTGAAGCAAAATTACACTTAAACTCTCCGCTCTTTGCTCCGAATACGCACGTATCTGGGTCGCAATGGTGAGGCTCACCGATTCTGAATGACACATTGCGCTTAATGGGTATAAACTCTTTTTGCTTTACCTGCTTCTTGCGCTTCGGCATACCGCCTTTGTGAAGTTCCGATATTATTCGGATAACGGAATGATACCTGAACCCCGTTATCGAGCATATCTCTGTAAGCGGTGTATTCGCCTCATATAGCCCCCTGACTCTTTCAAGGTTATTTTGATGCTTCGTGTGGTTTTCCGTTCTTGGTTGGCGCGTATGCCCCGTGGGAAGGGGTCTGTCTTCTATCAAGCCCCTTGCCTTTAATCCGCTTACGATTCTTCCGACTTGTTTCTTTGATACCCCTAACGTATCCCCGATAATCTGATACGAATAACCCGTGTTGTACAACTCAATTACTTTTTCGGTTTCCTCTCTTTCCATGATATTGACCCCTCTCGTAAGTAGTTATATTCGTAAAAACTGTAATCCCATATACAAAGCTTGGGTTTCTTGTCGAACATCTTAAAGGTGAATTTTGCATCTGCATCAGGGTAAACGTTTAGAAATCTCTCTTCACCGATGAAGGAACGTTTCCATATCTTGCTCCATACGTTGCTCCATATACCGCCATCAGGGGTTAATGGTTTCTTCTGCCCTACGTTGTGCCAATTGAATCCGCAACATATAACATCTGCGTGAACCTCTCCGATGCGGTTTATAAACTTGTCAATGTCCTCTAACACGTGGTTACTGTTCCAATCGTCATCGTCATCGATGAACATCACCCAATCGCCTTTAGCTGCGTCCAATCCCGTGGATCTTGCGAGTCCATCGTTGCCGTGGTTGGTTTCGATTACCTTCGCCCCTTCGTGTGCGTGGCAGATGTACTCAAAACTTCCATCGTCTGAAGCATCGACAACATAGATGGTTTCAAAATCCGTGAAGGTCTGCTCCTGCAATCGGTTTATTATCGTGTCGATTCTGTTTCGTGCGTTATGCACCGGGATAATAATTGAAAACCTCATGCCATCACCTCACCTCAAAATCTCTGTCCTGTATTGTTAATGTGCTTATTTGCGCCTTGCCGAGCGGTCTCGTGGGTTTTCCTATTCTAACCTTGCCTCTTATGAGCATTCCGCCTCTCTCTAAGTCCTCGTGAACAACTACCTCGATGTATGGCATAATACTTGTTGCAAGTTTCCTTGCCATCTCATTGAGTTTGTACTCAAGGAAATCCTCTGCTTGTACTGCATCTCTGAATGTTTCGTCCATCTCCCATTGGGATATTCTTGTGCCGATTACGATGTCCTCACCCTCGAAGGTAACCACTTGATACGGAATAAGGTCTGACCTTGTACGTTCAAACTCCGAGCCACAGCACTCACACTTAAGGACTCTGCCACTTTTTACAGGAATCATAGCGCCACAGTTTGGACACCTATATCCTCTTATGTCATCGTTCATTCTTCATTCCCCCTTATCTGCCATAATTTTTAACTTCCTTCTTGTGGCTTTTGAATTAATCCGCTTTTCCTTCTTCCAACTGTTCGGGTTGTTCTTCGCTCCGCAACAAAACTTCTTGTAAAATCGGTCAAGGAACGCTAACTTTTTCGTACTTCTCATTCATCCCCCTTATCCTCAATCTCGGCAACGATTTTTAACAACTCTTTTATCTTGATAAATGTTGCCTTGCGATATGGAATAGACTTTGCTTGTTCAAGATTGTAAATAGCATCTGCAAAAGTCATGTGCCTTGCGTATTCTTCGGCTTCTTCTCTTGTCATTCTTTCTCACCTTCCTTTAACGGACACGATTCAGGTCTATGGCGTAAGCATCCGTGGTAGTATAGATTTAAGTTTCCGTTTCTTTCGTTCGCTATTTCATCGTCTGAATATTCAGAACCCATTACGCAAAACGCAGGATGTCCTAAAATTCCATTAACAAACAACGGACATTTATCACAAGTCTTTGGCATTGTCTTAAGTGTCAATATTGCGCTCATTCTTTCTCACCCCCTACCTCAACCTTGCAACCGCACTCATGGTTAAAAGTGTACTTGCCGTTGTTTTCAACGTTCACATCACAATTTTTATACTCTCCGTAAATGCTTCGCTTGCAATCCTTACAGTAATTTTCTCGGTCTATTTTCCCAACCATTTCAAGAACTCTGTCCATTCTAATTCATTTCCTTTCTTGTAAAATTCAATAACATCAAGTGCTACCTCTATGCCTTTGTTAATTCCTTTGCGGAATCTCGCATCACCCCACTCCCGGTGAAAAAAGTCGTGGTTCACATTTCTTATCGTTTTCTGAATATCATCAAGTGTGCTTACAGGTACGGCATCAATCTCGACTTTCATGCTTATTCACCCCCTACCTCAACTATCTCAATTTCAATCAAGTTAAAATCATGTTTGAAATAAGGCATACGATGTGCATTAGAATTTATATCGTCACGAGATTCTATGGCATATTTTGTACTGTGGTAAATTCTTGCCTTGCGTAACTGACTATCCGCATTGTTGTGACCCGTAAAATAAAATCCGTCTGAGTTTTTTAAAACGTATCCTTTGTCCTTGTTCATGCTTCACCCCCTTACTTAATCACACCTTTTTCGATTAAGTGAATGGTCTTAACATCGTCTTTATAAAACCATTCTGCGGACAAATTGTGTTCTGCCAAGAAGTATGCTCTTGCTAATTCTTCAAGCATCTGATGTTGCATTGTTTCAAAAAATATTTGCTCTCGGCTTGTTCCTTCAAGCGGAAAGAACTTGAAGTGAAGCAACTCATGAATTAATGTTTCTTCGTGCGGTTGTTTGAATAGCGCATCGTCTGGAAGAAATTCTTTCTTGAGAACCATAATGCTTCCCGTCTTTGCCACCCATTGAACTTCACTCCAACCCGCCATTCCATCTTCCATATCTTCGGGACTTGCCAATGTACAAGCAATCAACCAATCGGATAAGCCTAATCTTTTCTGCCACTTCTTCAAACATTCAAGAAGTTCTTTGTCCGTGTTAAAATATTCTTTCATGCTCACTCACCCCACTTACTGTTCCACCAATCAACGGAAACAATTATCGTTTGTTTATCTTTCATGTACACATATACGCTAAATGTGCCTACGTCTATATCTTCTTCGCTCAATCCGTATATCTTCATTAGCACTTCGCCGTTGGTTAAGCCAGTAAGATTTGCGACAATGTCATAATCACCCTCTATTTCTCCGTGGATGTTAACTAAATGTAAGCTCATTCTTTACACCTCTCTTATCCGGATGCCGTATACATGCAGCATCAACTTGCGCTTGATAATATAATCCTTGGTTTTGAAGCCCTTAACATCTTCGACCACCGTCTTGCCGTTCTCTTTGTATACAAAATCGGCTTTGTATGTGATGGCTCGCTCAACGCATTTCCCGTCAACGTACTGTGCAGGAATCAAGGTATATTTAACTTGCCTCTGTAAGTCTTGTATTGCCCCCTTAGACTCTAACAAGGTTAATTCATACGCTCGGTGTTCTTCTGCTTTGCTATCGAACCCGTTAGAGTGTTTATTTCGGTACTTAGATACTCGCCAACTCATTTACTCCTCCCATAAGTTATTGCGGTGGGTGATGTAACGCTTGATTACTTCGCAGGCTACATCAATCCCGGTGTTGTATGCTTCTTTAAAGTGGTTATCGTTGTTGTTATCGAGCTTACAATCCTTATGGAAGTGATAGTTTTCTTTCATCTGCTCCCCCTTCCAAAATCTTCATGAACGGGCAATTTTCCTCGGTGCATTTCTGCCAATCTGCCCAACGCTCGGCTGCTTTCCCGTTTCGGTAAGTACATCCCAGAACCGGCGGTTCGTCCTTGCCAAAGCTCCTATAACCTCTTGCGTGGCAGCAGTACTCATCCCTAAACACTTCGTAAATCATGCGGTCACCTTCCTTTTCTTCAATGCCTTTGCCCATTCTTCAATGAACTTGGCAGTTTCCTTGTTCGGTGTCTTATTGTTATAGCCGTGCATCTGAACTATCCTATTGGTTTTCAAGTCATACTCGGCGGTGACATAGGGTTTTGTGGGTTCTTCCTTAAGTCGAATGAATCCGATCAAAATCTTGCCAGCTTTCACTCTGGTGTCGTAACCCATTCGACCAACGCAATGTCCTAGTGCGTTTCCCTCTCTCTCGAAATCTTTCTTCGACCTGGGTAAAATCACTTCGTACTTTTTGGAAGGAACTTCAATTGTCCAAGCCTCTGCAATCTGTTTAAGTTTTCTGTTTAAGGCTCTTCTTTCATTGGCTTCTCTCTTTGCCTTCAAGGAAGCATATTCATCGATGCGGATGTCATGCATGGTAGTAAAATTATTTGGCATGGAGTTTTTTGAAAGTCTCATGTCAAGACCAAGCTCGACACATGCGGTCCAATAATCCCGGTAGGAGCCGTAATAGTATCCCATGAGGTTTCTCACGTACTTAAAGATTTTTACCTTGTCTACCTTGTACGGTACCTTAGGTAACTCCCTAAACATTCTGTCTGCATCAACCCTATCCCGGTGGATTTTCTCGGCTTCTTTGAAGCTTATGTGATTCTTATAGGCAAGTCTCGTTATCACGTACTTACATCTGTTAACATCCTCGGCATTCTCAAAAAGGAATCTCTTAAACTGCTTATCCTTCTTTGCATCTCTTGCGAGGGATTTCTGATAAACCAATCCGAGTTTTCCAAAGAACTCAACATCGTGGTCCTCGTTATAGAACTCCAGATATTCCTTTAAACCCTGCTTACAAGAGTATCCGCAGTATTTGTACTTCTCGATGGTAAAGAGCTTATCAAGGTTAAGAATCTGCCCCATCCATCCCGGAAGTGCCTTGTTGGTAAACCACTTATCAAAATCGCTTGCCTCAAAGTAGTAATAGTTATATCCGTACCAACTTGATGAGGTTTTATTGCAAGGCTTAAAAACGCATCTGTAACCGCTCATAGCAGTTAAGTATATGTTCTTTTGAAGTGAATATTCCTTTCCGGGAATTGCTCTTTCAACTTCTGTCCATTCAAGACCTTTCCTTTTATCTTCCTTGAATGCAAAAGTCCTTATTAAAACATCCCCTTCGCACTCTTCAAGCCACTTGCAATACTTATGTGTCGTGGTGATTGCGTTTTCTTCCATGTACTTGATGACTTCCGCAGGATCTTCCATGTCCTTCTTAAGTGAATCCCAAAACATTGCGCTACCCCCTACAAATCGAAAATGCTCATCTGACCTTCAAGCTGAAAGTCTTTAACTTCTTTCTTCTGCTTGGGTTCGGGTTTGACTATCTCTTCCAAGGGTTTTGACTTAACCACTGCTGCCGGTGTCTTATCAGAACCCTTAATGGAATCCTCTTCAAAGAAGTGAACCGCCAAGTCATAAACCTCGTCATCTGATGCCACCGCACAACTGCCGGTTGCCTTCTTTCGCATCTCGCCAATGATGAAGTTTGCACATTGGGTTAAGGTTTTAACTCCGGAATTAATCTTGTCTGTCAAAGTTTCCGAGATGTTTGAATCAAGGTAACTCTTAAGGGCTTTCTCAAAATCTCCGTTTGCCGTTAAAGTAATCATTTCAAAATCTCCTTTTCCAAAGAATCAAAATCATAATCAGTGTGAATCATCTGGTTAAACTTGTTTTCCTTCTTCGGCTTAACATCGGCTTCATTCAGATAGCCTTCGAACTTTGTTCCGAAAAGGGTTTCAGGTCTTAAATACTTTTCCCATTCAGTACCCTTCCAACCTTTAACCTTCTTGTCGATAACAGTTTTGAAGTCCTCAACCAAGAACCCTTCATTAAGCCTTGCATGGATGCACCGCTTGGTCTTATCTGATGTAGCCTTATACTTTGTGCCTGCCTTTTCGTTAAGGTAATCAACAATGTACTTAACTGAAGAGTCGGTTTTGACCGACATATTATCTTTATCCTTACCTAACCTATCCTTACCTAACCTATCCTTACCTACGGATACATTTTGTATACATTTTGTATCCAACCTCTTTACCATCTTGTTTTCATCGAGGGTGTAGGCTTTATTCTGCTTTAAACCAAGCATTGATTTTTCCTCGATATAGTCCGTAGGTTTATATCTGTCAGATTGAATGTAGTTATGCATCTTCCAATGTTTGATTACGATAACCCCGGACTCAAAGGTGATTACAAAAGACTTCATGATTAAGAGCTTTAAATCGTCCTCGTTAGCACCGATGAGCCTCATAATTCGTTTTGGGTTATTGATAAACCCGTCATCGTCTGCCTCCATGTTGAGGTGGAAGTATAAGCATTGACTTGACATTGGCATATCGAGGAAGGCATCAGACTCGGTTATCTTCTTTGTGAACATTCTTCTTTCTGCCATACCCTGCTCCCTAATGAATGACTACCGCATTGTCGAATTTTTCTGCTACTGTCTGCGCAAACTCCTTTGATGAATACGCTCCGTAGTACCAAAGTTCTCCGTTTACGGCTCTTGCCACGATGTAGTCAGATGCCTCAACGTGTTCACCCACGTTCTTTACTGTTACCCAAACTCTCTTATCCTTGCTCATTCCTTATTTCTCCTTTAGTGTGTACTGTGCGTAGTGTGTAGGTTCTCCGAAGCGGTTAACGTGCTTCTTTAAACTCTTGGTTATGTGGTATCCGTCTTTCTTCAAATCACTAATTCGTGATGCAAGCCTCATGATGCCGTATTCTTTTAAAGCTTCAATCGGTGTGATACTTCCGAACTCTCTTAAGTGCCTTAATACTCTTTGGTTCTGCGTTGTTTTCATAGGCTTTACCTCGTAGGCTTTCCGAAGGGTAATTCATCTTCGATGTCAACCGGGAAATTCATAAAAGCATCGGTTCTCTGTTTAATCTCTTCTGCCTTGTTTCCTTCCTCTGACTTCTTGCTTTCGCAAAATTCCTGCTCCTCTGCGATTACATCTGTGGTATATACTTTCTGTCCGTCCTTGTTGGTATAGGAACCGGTCTGAATACGACCTGTTACCAATACCTTGGTTCCCTTGTGTAAGTACTTCTCGGCAAACTCACCTGCTTTGTTAAAAGCTACGATGTTAATGAAATCAGCGTTCTGATCTCCGTCCTGATTGCTGCCGCGGCCTCTTCTGTCAACTGCAAGAGTATATCTTGCGATAGCCATGGACCCGTCT